ACCTAGGATGGTAGCATGCTCAATCTTTCTCTTGATATCTGCGATCTTATCGTCACTTCGGATGATGACCTCAGTTAAATTACAGAATTGTTTTGGTCTAAGAAGAATCTCAGCACAGGGATTCAGTCCATACTCTATAGTATTGTCCCGCCCTAACCAATCACATTGTTCTTGAGCACCTAATCTATTGTAGATACCACGCTCACCTGAATGGGAATCATATAAAGACTGCCACTCTGACATGAACTCAGTCAACGCAGGTTTTCCTCGGTACACTGCTGAGTTGTTAGCCAACGCACGATGCCCCGAACCTTCCCACCATGCGCCACTCTTACATTTAGCCATTGGTCTGTCATTTAGATCTGATAAGGAAATCATAGCACTACGACGTACTCCGCCTACAATAATAGACTTAGCTATGACACAACATATATCATGACACTCTAATGTAGTCAACTTTCGACCACGAGCATTATAAAATGTATTAGTGATGTACTTAAAGACAGCCTCAAGAGGCTCTGGTCCACTAGCACGACCACCAAAGGTTTCAAGCTTAGCTCCAGAGGGTCTAACAAGGGATGTATCCCATGTTGGGTGGATACCTTTATTCCAAAGATAATCCAATAGATTCCTTAGGGAATCTGCCCACCCTTCTTTAGAGTCTTCTACTCTAACCGTGAATCCACGATCCCTAACTATTGAACTAGGGACAGGCTTTAGTTTGTCAGTACACCTAGATTCTACGGAGTATCCTACTCCAGTACCATTCATTAGAATGTACATTAACTCTGAGAATGCTACTAGAGAATCAATCTCTAGATAGGAACAGTTGTAAACACAAGTGTTATCCCTATCAGCAGCGGGTCCAGCGGTCATCAATGCTCTCATTGACGGCATAACCTCTAAGTTATAGATACTATCTTTAATCTCAGGGGTATTTTTAAGGTCAGGAAACTTATTGACCATCCAATCCCAGTATCTACTGACGGTCTCATACCACGTTTCTCTTCTATTTTCTTCTTTAAGCCATCTAGCATATCTAGATATGGCAATAAACTGTTGGAATGAATCCATTAACTAACTCCAGTACTCCCGAAACCTCCGCCTTGACGCTCAGTTGAGCAATCGTAATTAAAATCCGCATCACTACAGTACTCAAATCCTGGAGTAAGTGTAGGGATAAACAATATCTGTGCAACCCGTAGCCCGTTGGTTACTTCGAATGAGGTATCCGATATATTCATGAGAGCCATCTTAATCTCTCCTCTGTAATCACTATCTATAACCCCTATGGTATTCGCTAGTACTATACCACGCTTAGTACTCAAGCCAGATCTAGGTACAAGTAACCCACATATACCCTTGGGTATAACCATCTTCATCCCAGAAGAAATCATCTTGGTTTCTCCAGGTTTGATTGTTTCAGATCCTTTGACGACAGCACATAAATCATAACCCGAAGCTCCATTAGAACCTCTTGTTGGTATTTTTACGTGTCCGTTTCTTGTATTTAATTTTACATGTTTAGTTGTTAAAATCATTGTATTCTCCGTTATACTATAATACCCGTTTCAAGGTATATCCTTAGGCATATCCCATAGTATAGGACACCTAGTTGTTTTATCAAAGTCATCAATACGAAGTATTCTTACACATCTAACTTGAGATAAGAAATATTCATAATCATATCCACGCTCTTCATAAGCCCACCAAATCTCTCTAAGCCAATCCTCAGGATCAAATGTAGCAATCTCTTTCTCAAAGAAACTCTTACCACACTTAGGTAATCCAGGTATACCATCTGTAGTATCTCCTGTGACTATCTGTTCAGCAAAGAAGCGGTCGGCTTCATCTGTAGATATCTCTCTAGGTTCTCTTTCTTTATCAGGATTCCAGTGCCATCCCGGTACACCTCTAAGGTCTTTATCTATTGTTACAGCAATTGCTGTACCAGACGATGCTCCCATACCCATGATATCATCAGCTTCTATTCGGTCGATCTTCTTGATACTCCCCATACCCTTGATCAACTCCATAGCATAGTTCAGACAATCAGGAGCTGAGCGAGTCTCCCTATTAGATTTATAATTAGCCCAGCAATCTCTTCTGTAATTTTCCTTACGATTGCACGATAATGCAATCACAGGTTTACATCCTTTCGGTGTCCATTCTTGTATGTCATATAGTAACCGATCCTCTAGTTCATCTATACCTTCAGTGTCTGCCCAGAATGCTGCCCTATATGCTATTATATCCCCATCTAGTATCGCTACATTAGGTCTCTTCATCTTCATCTCCTTCACTCGTTTCATCTAAATACTTTATCATTTCTTCATATATCTCCTTAAGGATACCTTCTAATGGTTGTCCATCTTTCATGGTCTTACAAAAAGCGCAATCACAATCAATCTCTCCACATGAATCAGCATCCATACCACACCAAACGGGAAGATACTCTTTGATTTTCTTCTCAAACTCTTCCCAAGTTTTATCATTCAATACTACCCATGAATAAAGATTCAAGTAATCCTTGTCGCCTTCCTCAATTTTCATAGCTACTTCTTCCGATAAATCATTACGCCATTCACCATCATTGTCTCTTAGCTCTCTATCACCAGTACCAATAAAGATCTGTATGGCATTATTAAATCTACCATAGGCTATCTCATTCAAGTAACGACAATCATCTACTATCACCAAGGTTTCCCAGAACTGATTCCCTTGTTTTAAAAGATAACTTTCCTCATCCCACAAACCCATAAAAGTATCATTAAACTTCTTGACAAAGTAGTCTGGATCCTCGGCTCTATGTTTCTTTCCCATAGATTGACAAAACTCTCTGTATTTTTCTGGTTCTTTATCCTTAGTAAAACCTGCGTTCTCTGCCTCTTGTTTGATACAGTCAGCAAAGGAAACTATATGTGGTCTCATTCCTTTATTAAAAGCATACTTAGCTATATGTCTAGCTAAAAAGGTTTTCCCAACCCCAGCCTTTCCCCCTAACATTATGAATTGCATTCTATTAATTCCTTATATAGTTCGGCAGGGGATACGCACTGTTTAATCTCGTATCCACAGCACCGAAGTATTTCACACACTAATGTAGCACAGGTCTTTGGTTTCTTAGCTCCAAACCATCTTGTTACAAAGAACCATATGAGAACTTTCCTCACACTTCCTTGATACAAACCTGAGATAATCTTATCTATCCCTGTGATATCTACGTCTAACTCTCCTAAACAAATATAAAGATCTGGACTCCCTAGAAATTTGTCTACAGTATCAGAAGATGCAAATGTAGCATTCTTTTTTACTAAGGCAACTAAAGAATTCTCTCCTATCTTTATAGTACAATGGGTGTAACAACACTTAGTTATGTGTCGTATCATACTTACCCATACTTTCTCTATCTTAGTAGACTGCTTATTAAAGATGTCATACATACTATGATCATATCTATAAAAACCTACCTCAACATTTAATGACATTCCGACCAATCCTTTCCGATCCTATAGTCTCCTTCTAAAGCAATAGAACAACCCAGCCGTTCACCAGCTTCCGTTATGCTATCGCATCCCATCTGCCCCACCTCTTCAGCTAACTCAGGTACACATTCCATTTGCCATTCATCATGCACAGTAGCCATGAATTTAACCCTGTCCTGATACTTCTTCTTCTTTATCTTACGATCAAAGATACATTGAGCAAGCTTCATCACGATAGCCCCATCACCCTGTAGTTGTACATTCAAGGCAGCATGTGCTGACCTACATGGTACAAGTCTACCGTCGAGTAAGGATATCTTTCCAAGCTTCTTAACCTGAAACTTACAGTCATCTATAACCTTCTTCAAAGCAGGAAGACCATCTAAGAATTGTTTCTTAAGTTTTCTACCCATGTAAGAAGACTTACCAACAATCTCACCAATCCTAGCATCTCCAGCTCCATAGATAAAACCATAGAAAAATGTCTTAGCATCATTCCTGTTAGATAATCCAGCTAACCTCTGGTTCTCTGAGTGGATATCCTTCTCGGTAATGATCTTACCATATGCTCCCTTATCAAAAGGGTACATACGATTCCCAAGCATCCTTGCCTCTAGTCCTTTAGCATCTATCCCTACCTGTAGCCATCCCTCTCTAGGAACAAATAACCGCCTAGCTCTAGGGTCTCCTGATACCTGTTGTAGGTTTGGTTGGTTAGCGGTCATTCTTCCTGTGACCGTACCCTGTGGGTTTATAGACCCATGTATCCTACCATCTCTAGAGTTAGATGCCCTAGTTATCCAGTCGGTAACCTGCCCCATTAACTTTATAATATTAAAATATTCTACCAAGACCTTAGCTTCGGGGAAGTTAAGCTTCTTGAGTACAGACTCATCAACCTTAGGATTTCCTTTGTCTGTTAATGGTGGCTTCCAGTTATATTTATCACCAAGCCTCTCAGCTATCTGCTTACGAGATCCCGGATTGAATTTAATAACCTGATCCTTTAGTTTCTTCCCTGTCTTATCAGAATATCTTTCAATAATCTTAGTAGGAAAGACTCTTTCGAATCCGTTCTCGATCACCGTCTTCCTCTTTTGTAAAGTATGGTCTAGTTCTATGGCTGCTTTCAGATCGAAGCCAAAACCATTTCCAGTTTGTGTAGCAATGATCTTAGATAAGATATGCTCTAGAGATATTATCTTTTCATGTGTCATAATATACTCTAGTTGTTCTAGATATATAGCCTTATTAACCTGAGTATCTTGTACACAGTATTCTAACATCTCTTCACTGAATACTTCCCATCCTCCAGCATACTCTTCCTTATATACCCCAAGTGCCCTGCCCCACATCTCTAAAGAGTTTCCTCCAAGAGGGTGTTGATTGCGGTCGGGATACATTAGTTTACTTATTATTAAAGTATCTATAGTATCTGTAGGTATCTTACCGTACAATCTCTCCAATAAAGGGATGTCATACATGGTAATATTATGACCAACCAATAGGTCAGCCTCTCGTAACATTTGTACACCTTCCTCGATCTCAGATGGACCAAAGGTTTTAACAGTGTCGCTGTCTAAATCTAAGCACACCATACAATGCACTGTATCTCCTTCTGGGACAGAGACTCCCTTCTTCCCGAGTACTAACTCAGAAAGACCATTCCCCTCAATATCAAATACGATACGGTTCATAAGTATCTCCTAAAAATATCTCCACATTCCCTTCTGTTGCCATTCCTTAGGTGGTGTTGAATCATCACCATGAAATTTAATCGACGAATACATCAGCCCCTGTGGAGTTATGACATGTATGTACGTGTGATTATTATGTTCATATGTTACTTGTACCTTACCGAGATCTCTCTCTACATTCACAGGTACATTTGCAGAACCATTCCCAAAGTTCATGGGAATCGAATGTTCCCCTGAAACCATAGAGGTAAGGTCTGCTCCTAGTGTTACACCTTCTCCGCCGATGGTGTCACTTACGAATTCCATTATATTATTTTCTTCAGTCATCTAAACCAAACTCCTTATAACTAGCCAACATCTTTCCTAAATTATGCATGTGCTCCACATTAAAACTTCTTAACACTATACAGTCTATATGAGTAGCACCCATCTTCTTTGCTGCTCCTAATCTACAGTTACCGTATCCTACGATATACTGTGGACCATCTGAGTAAGGGATGTTCTGAAACTTATTGCCCCAATATCCCGAACCAGTTAAATGCCTAGGAAATATATATTCTCCTTGGTCATCTCTATCTCTATAATTCCTAAAGAACTGATGCGTAACTAGAGGGTTAACTAGCCCCTCCTCTGGTAGATTTATTAATAACTTCTCTACCAACTTAGGATTACCACCTAAGTTTTTAGGATGGTATAAACACTCTATCGGTATTCTCTCAACTACAAAATCAGGGACTGCCCAATTCTTAGAGAAGGTACCATAGTCTGCTAAACATTGATTCTTAGATTCTAATATCATTAGTTATCTCCAACGGGTCTAAACTCTGCCGAACCATCATCACCAATAACTATATCTACCTCATCTAATCTACCTGTTTTCCTATTGAAATACAAAGCACTAGCAACACCTGCTCTACCTGTGAGCCTATTCTTTAGAACTCTAACAGTGGTGGTATTAGCTAGGTTGTCGTCAGGATTCTGTCTATCCCTCTCTAAACCTACGACCACATTAGGTACACTTGCTAGCGAGCCAGAGCCACGAAGATCTTGTAAGGTAATCCTATCTCCCTCTTCGTATGCTTTATTTGTTTTCTTTAGTTGAGATACAACATCAATACGTACACCAGTACGAGAGACCAACCCACGTAACTCTTTCATTATGTTATCAATGAGTAAACGCTCTGAAGAACCTCCATCAAAATCACTTGACGATCCCATTAATCCAGCAGCTGCCGCAGTAATATGATCTAGTACAATAACATCTACCTTAAGAGATACCGCCATGTATTCCATTCTAGCACAAAGATTCTTAAGTCCATTGTTTCCTAGGTGATCATACACATAGAAGGATGTTTGTCCTAGTTTAGTTCTAGCATTAGCATACTCTTCATCCGTTAGATCATCAATGTAATCCATGAATACAGGATCTCTCCCCATCTTCTCATTAAGATCATTCATTAGCTTCGCAGCTTTGATAGCCCTAACAGGTTTATTAATCATCAAGGAAATCATATCATCCATAGTTTCCTTTGGTGCTTCCTCTAACATTATAGCACCCACACTACGCCCCTCTTCAAGGTGGTGGTGCATCAACTCTCTAAGGATTGTTGTCTTGCCTGATCCAGTACCACTAGCCCACAATGTAATCTCTCCAGACCTTTGTCCAATAAGGAACTCAGTCAAAGTGTTAAAGGGAAAGGGATACACTCTTGTTTCTGATAAATCTTGAGTATCTATAACCCTAGAGATATGTAAGATCTCATCTGGTGCGAATGGTTGGGCTTCCCATAACGCAGACACAGCATCATCAGCCATACCCTTCTTAAGACATTCGTTACCATCCTTACAAGGTAGCGTAGCAATCTTACACTTACCCGGAGGTAATATCTCTGCCACCTTAACCATCGCCTCCTTGCCAGGATCGTCTTGATCGAAGCATAATACTACTTCATCATAAGATACTACCCATTCAAGGTTATCTTTGATTGCTTTCACAGCACCCGCTGCTCCGTTAGGTAAAGATACTACACCCCACCTACCACCAAGCATCTGGTTAATAGCCATGCAATCATACTCTCCTTCGGTAATGATGATTCTCTTACCTCCCTTACGCCATAGGTGTTGACCCCATAGTGTGGGATGTGAGTTGTCTCCATTCCAAAAGAACTTCTTATTTGAACCACGTAAATGTTGAGCAACTAAAGTTCCATCCTTATAGTAGTTAGCAATCTCTAACTTCTCATCCATGTTACACTGATAATTATATTTCTTTGCGGTCTCCTTAGTGATACCACGCTTAAGATTGCCAACACAATCTCCAGTATACTTAGTAAACTCCAAAGATTTGTTCACTGGTTTCACTGATACTTCTCCTTTGGCTGAATTATAGTAACCACAACTAAAGCAATAGCTATGTCCGTCATCATAATTAGCTAAGTTATCTCCAGATCTATCATGACCTTTCGATGCACACGAAGGACATCTGCCTCTACTTGTAACTACACTTTCTTCTTCTATTTTCATTCTCCATCTCCATTATCTATTTGCACCCCACCATTTTTTTCTTCTTCTAAAATTTCCCAGGGCATAACTCTCTCCTGTTATTCTCTTCTTTAATCATATCCATTCTCCTGTTAGATACTTACCATTGAATTTTAAGTTTACACAGTACTGCTTAAGCTTATCCATCCACCACTCCATTGGTTCTACTGTTGGGTGTAGGTTTTTTCCTAGTGATAATATACTACTAGGTCTATGAGATATACTATATATAAATATACCACAAGGCTTACTGATTCTAGACATCTCTTTCAGTACCTCGTCCACCTCTTCAGGCAACAGGTGCTCTAGAGCATCAAAGGAAGTCACAACATCAGCATACCCATCAGGTAATGATACCTTATGCATCGGCTCTATCAAGTCTGCTTTAGGGTTAACAAAATCTACCCCTACTCCAGATATGTTGGAATTACTAATGGATTTAATAAAAGAATTATCACCGCATCCAAAATCAACTACAGTTCCTCCGTCTTTATCAATCAGAAAAGCATGTACTAAGGGTTTCGCACTCTTACCATGATTCGAAGCACCATAATTTGGTCTTGTGGATAATAATTCTACATACTTATTCCTCTCTAGTATCCTTTGTTCGTCTAATCCCACAACCTTACTCCTTAGAATTTATACCTAATGTAAAATAACCAGGCTCTCCCTTGGGAGCCCACTGTTTAGTCACATACATCGAACGAATCTGTTTATCATCAACCCATAGTTTGCCGTTCATTACATCAAAGATAGCCTTTGTAAAGTTATCTATGTCAGCATTAGGACAATCGAGTTTAGTACTCTTAGGTCGTGTGATATACAGTTCAAGATCTACGTGCAGTGGGCTCTCAATCAAGGGGTAGTCGGTTCCAATAATATCATACACACATTCAGCCGCTTCCTCCCTGAATCTCTTGTATGGTCCTGTAAAGTAGGCACCATACCGAGAGACCCTAGGGCGGCTAGCGGCGATAGGTGATATTGGGAATGTCCAATCCATCAGAAGGGAAGATCATCTGCACCACCATCGGAGTCAGCTGGTATAGCATCCTCAGGTGGAGTGCGGTCAGGTTGCTCTGCTTCAAACGTAGAACCATCGAAACCATCAGTAGCTTCGAAGCCACCGCCATCATAATCTCTTTCATTCTTCTCAATGATTTGGATACCATTGAGGAATAGACTTAGTGAGTTATCTCTACTAATTACAATAGGAAACAACTTAAGTTTAACCTTATCCCCATTAAAGGGTAGGGCTGTTGTGGTATTAGCATTAGCATCTACACAAGGGAATGCTTTTACATTCTTCTTTACATAGAGTTTAGTCTTAGCTTTAAGGGTCATACCTTCTTCTACTTCTTTCATACCGTTTATCTTCTCACAACCTAATTCTCGTTGAAGATCCTCAAGCTTCTGCTCTAGTTCTTTATCCAAGATGATAGTGATATTATGATTCGAAGCATCAGCACCAAACTTATCGTCTGGTTTATGTAAGTGTGACCACTTTACTTCTACGGTTTCTGTTACAAATGATTCAGTCTTGTTCTTCATTAGTTTCTCCTTCTTCTTCCATTGGCTTTGTACCTTCGGTTATAATAGTAGTAATCGTTTGATTAATACCATTAGAAATCTCTGTCAAAGCCTGACTTATATTACCCAGAAATGACAATACTACTTCCGTCTTAATTCCAGGTGGCAATTGAACATCTTGTTCTTCCATATTCTCAGTTACTACTTGTTCTTCTACACTTTCCATTAACTATTCTCCTTGTCCATTACCTCTAAGTAAGGGACTCCATCAATAACTACTCCAGCGGAGCAGATAACTTTCTTCACATGATTCTTAGCGTAGTTCATTGCTAGGTGATTAACGTCTACACCACAGCCTACGTTCATGCCGAAGATTCTAAAATTGTCCTGTCCCTCAAACCAATTCACGTTGGCTATACTATGAGTATGTCCCGATACTGCGGAACAGGCACGACTTTTGGCTAAATTAAACGCAGGGTATTGGGAAGATAACCCAGTACCATGTGTATATAATACACCATCAATCATATGTGTGTACTCCCAATCCCAGTTGGGTGTACCATACACTTCATTATATTCTTTAAGATACATAGAAGGGATTCCTGAATCAGACGCAAGCCTATGTACTCTTTCGTCGTGATTACCAATGCATACCTTTGCATTAGGAAACGCCTTGTGCCAGATCTTCATTGCTTCTTGAGTTTGTTTATACTCCTCAATAGCTGCCTGAGCTTCAGGGTGTTTCTTATGAAAAGAGATAGCATTATGGTCAATGATATCACCAATAAATACTGTCTCATTTGTTTTATATTTCCTTCTCACCTTCCTTATAAAAGAAAGATATTGAGGGTGAACAGCAGGTAAATGCAGGTCACCAATTACTAATACTCTACTCACTTTACATGTCTCCGCTTGAACGCTTGTTTCCATTGAACAGATACAGAGGGTAAATCCATCCTCTTACTAGTTTCTTCCAAGGGATACGCTTCCTTGAACTGTCCTTTGTTATCCATTTTATGTACCCACTTAATTTTATAGCTCTCAGTAGGCTCGTAAAGATCAATCTCTCCTCGTATATGAGCCCTTTGAAGTTCATTAAGAGTATCATAATCCTTACCACGGCAGTCAAACCTACGTCCATTAAGTTGACTACCTGGATTCTTCTTATACCATTCTTCTAACACTGATTCTTCTCCTTATATTCTCTTGTTGAGTTAATGGGATCCTGTATCCTAGCAGCAGATACCATGTCATTCTCTTTAAGTATGACACAATCAATACTCGTATACCCAAGCTGCTCAGCCACATGATATCTATTGTTGCCTGTAAAGACAGCCATCTGTACATCCTTTGACTCCCAGTCAATGGGATGTCGATACAACCACATAGCAAAGTTCCCTTCCCAACGGTCAGTTAATTCTTTAGTTATAGGTATGACAACCACAGGATTAATCATACCTTTCTCTTTAATATCATTCTTTAATGGATCAAAGAAGTCCTCTCCTTCGACCCCATACTTTTCATTCTTTGTTTTCTCAACCAGAGGAAAGAAAGTCCACAGATCTTTAAGATCTAGTTGAACAACCTTTAGGTCATTCCACACCTCATACTCACTGTAGAGATTTCCTTCTTCTTTTGGTAGGATTCTTCTTCTTAAGAACATTAAGTTTCCTCCGGTATAAATACATTGATCTCTAATCCTGATAGAGGAGACAATCGGTTATCATGAAACGTCTCGGCAAGGTTGTTTAGAAATATCTTAGACAACGCCCTGCTTGGAAACGAAAAGGATAACACCTTCTCTCCTTGTAGATTCTTAACCAATTCTGTAGTATATTCTATAGCGTTTTCCATATCATGCTCACTATCTATCATTAACATAGTCATTCCTTTTCCCCCTTAGTTAAACACTCCATAGATATAATCATACCTAAAGGAATGTTATGCACAGTACCAGTCATATTATTACAGACGGTATCTGTTATTGAAATATAATCTTCTGACTCAAGTAACACGTAGCCGATTTGTTCTACTATAGGTAGTTTTGTATGGCAATACTCATATGCTTCTTCTGCGGATACCCACTCAGGACCTCCTTGAGATAGAGCATCCCTCCATACTATCCTTCTCATATCAGGTGAATAAATAATCCGACTCAAGAACTCCTCTGATATCGAGTCCCCCTCTGGTTGGCAGCTTTGGCAACTGCAACCCGAGGTCTGTTTCGACATCCTCGCAGAACTTCTCGAGCAAGTTTTCCTTGTGCATTTCATAAAATTCTTCTCTAATAAACTCTCTTAACATTCCCATGTCTGGAGCAGGACACCCAAAGGAATCGTGCACCATTGAGAACTGATATAACCCATTAGTTAGGGCTCTATATAAAGTACAAAACATATGACTAGCATCTAAACTATGAATCCAATTAGGAGATATAGCTTGCTCTACTGCCTTAGGGTCTATGTCTGTACTACTATGAGAAGCAAAGATTAATTCCTTACGATTAAACAAGGTAGCAAAGCTTCTTCTTTTGGTAGGTTTCTGATAAGCATGGACAACAGTAAACCCTGAGGGTACCGTGTATTTTATATGCTCGTTAAGGTTACTGACGATGTTGGCTACCTTCTTAAGATAAGCCTTACCTGCATTGGGCAACTCTAGAGATTCCTCTAACCCTGCCTTAATTGCACGGGATAGTTCTGTTATCCCCCCACCCTGTCTATCCTTATCTAGCCAATCAAGATGCCCCTCTATCTTCACATACTTTTGTATACCATAGAAAGTAAGACCGTATGCATCACACATTGTAGATCTCTTAGTAACATCTCTATTTATATTACCATCCCAGTGGTCTAACATCTCTCCTAATATAGGTAGATCATCTTTATTTAATTCACAATACTTAGTAACCCTATTAGCGATGTGCCCATATAAATCTTTTGGTATATCATTAGGTGATACATTGGTTAAAGACCCTATCACCTCATCTCTCATGACTGCTGACCAATGTTGTGAGCCATTACATGCTCCATCTAATTGGACACCAACCTGTGTCATACCATCTGTACGACAGAGATCAAAGATAGCCGCAAGTCTTTGGAACGAGGGATTCTTTTTCTTCTTATCGCTTACCCATTCCTTATTATCATAGGGGTTATCATTAATTCTTTGTAGCATCTCCATATTATCCTCAGTCCACTTGACCCTATCATCTAAAGATACTTTATCTTGGTCAAATAGATTAGCAACATGGATCTTTGACCACCGTAATCCTTCTTCTGTTTGTACCCTTGGTTCTGCAAACATGATGAGACTCTTATCGAAGTCAGACCCTTGACATGACAGTAATTCACACGTACTGTATGCCCTACCTCTAAAGTCTAGGGTATAAGGCATGTACCAGAAGTCATGCTTCGCCATATCCTTAGCTAACATAAGCCTAATAAGTAGTCTGCATCTCTTCTGTTCTCCTTTGAACCAGTCAGCCCACTCTTGTTCTCTCCGTACACACCACTTAGCCTTCTCTTCTTTAGTACCCTTACTCGGATACTCTTCATTGAAATCAAAAGAGTCGGACGAGTATGCGGGTAGGTTGGCTAACTGGGTGTTGTTATAGAACAGAGTCTCCATAACTTCCAAGACCTTAGTGTTAACTGTCCACTCGGTATTCATCATAGCATTCAGACCATCTAACACTAACTGACTGGGCTTAGACCATTGTTGTTTATGGCGGAAGCCAGTAAAGTAATCCGAAGAATACTTCTGTACCACTTCCTTCCGTATCCAATGGTTGTAGTAGCCCCCACTACGTTCTATAGTGTGATCTACTGGTGGTACAATCATAGGTCTATATAGTAATACCGTAGTCTCTAATAACTTATGCTTATTATGGAGATCTTTTAGTATCTCAGGATTTAATGTAATGAATAACTTTTGTTTCCATATCTTACCCATTAAATGCCTCTGATTTATAGACTGTAAGATGTCTGAAGCCTCTGCTATCCTTATCATATGATGTCCAAAGTCTTGTCGTCTCTTTAAGGTAAAGAACTTCATGTTCCCTACCTTCTTAGCAAACGCATTACATCTCTTTGGTGTCCAGTTCTTAATAAACTTAGACTGTCTTCTCCAATCATCCTTAAACTCTTCCTTGGATTGTTGGTACGCCACTATATTTAAGACCTCTGTTGATATAACATTGGCTAATCTCTGTGCAGTGGGCAAAGGATATGCTGAGTTCATGTATCCTATGAACTCTTCTTCGAACATTGATGACCTCAGCCACTCCCTTAAGAAACATCTGATAGTTAAATCAGCCATCTTAGAAGCACCTATGGATAACAGGGGAATCACCCATTCAGGTGTCCTGAGTCCACTACACATTTTATCTATCCACTCTTGATAGAATGGGGTAAGATGTATTACAACAGAATCTAACAACTGTTGCTCTGGTATCCCCTCATCCGGAGCACGTTCGTACTCTCTCCAGTATTTAGTGATACCACTAGACATCATGCCCTCTTCTAGGACATTCTGCTCTAGTATTCTTTTCTGCTGTTCTTCGGGTGTTAACCTATTCCAAAGCATACGCGGTCTCCTAAGTTAAAGTAATAAGTAGTATACTACTATACCCGTTTCTAGGGTAGTTAACAGTATTCTAACGCTCTCTTCATAACAGTGATAGAATTAGATGCGTTCTTACCAAACAGGTTGTTATCAACCCTAGAATCAGAGCTAGTCTTACGACCCTTCTTGCTTTCATTAAACTGCAGGTAATTAGTTACAGCGTTCGCTGCAATCCAAGCATTAGGTCTATTAACATTCAACTCTTGCATCTCATTATCAAATGTAGTACTCCATGTACTAATAGACGCTACTGCTCTCTTGTAAATCTTCTCATCCTCATCAGACTTAAAGTTACTAGGTAAGACAACAGTTTCTTTATTCAAGTCTTGGTATACATCTAACCAGAATCTTTGGATTTGTTCTTTATCCCAATCAGTAGCCACTAGTCGGCTAACATTATCCTTAAAGAATCTTCCTGTTTCTCTAAAGAAACTCAATGCTTCTGTTGCCTGAGATAGTTTATCTTGCATATCTCCTTGGTGTGTAAACCTAAACATATTCTTTGATCCATTAGCCATAGCCATATGTAAGGTGTTAGCACAGACAACCCGTATGCTAGTAGGCAATCCAGATAGAGTCATTGAACCATCGTGTCCGTTACACAATAACATATACTGGTCAACCATATCATTTGATTGAGCCATGAATGAATCACACTTAACTAAACAATAGATTCTTCCACCATTCCTTAGTGAACCAAACGATTCAACTACGGTATCCTCTCCGCCCAAACTGTAAGCCAACTCTGCCAACTCAGCATTCTGTACTACATTATAACTAGGACTAACCCAGCCAACAACATCTCCAGTATCTTGGCGGATGTTAGCAACCTTCTTACTTGTATACGTAACATCTACTAAACCCTCAGCAGTCTTATAGGTACAGCCGATCTCACTACTAGGTACTACATTCCAATCAAGGTGTGCTTCACGCAACGCCTGTCTAGGATTGCAATCCTCATTTACTACGACACCTAAACCGTGCCACGCTTTTTCTTTTCGATACATTGCTGTATCATTTTCAAACATTTCTGAACTCATTTGTTCTCCTTAATTTTTTCTATCATTTTTCTAACTTCTATCTTTTCATCCTCAGTAAGATTACCCAAGGCTAAGTCCCACCTTAAATCATACTCTTCCTTAGAGATATCACTAGTTCTCCTAGTGTCTCCTTTACCCGCTTGGTTATTTTTGTTATGATTAAATGGTGTCCATTTATCCTTATTAGTTTTCCACCTACCAGAAGATACGCCATCTCCCTTGTTTTTATTCAAATGTCTTTGCATATCTCTATTGATTTCTGCTTCTTCCATATTTTTTCCTTAACATATAGCTGTCAATAACGCAGCCTTTCCAAATATAACATAAAGTCTATTCCAATATAACATTCTCATACTTCGTTTACCTCATAGGTTGCTTCGAAGCAACCATATCCACGATGATCGTATTCAATGTGTGATAATTCTGCCATCCAATCACATTCATACTCTCCATAATCATCGTCTTGTCTATAACATCCTTGTACTCTTATGAAGATCACACTCTCGGTATCTATAGGATATTTCACCACAATTTCTTGAGTTGTTAAGGATAATCTTAGATCTTTGTCAGTATATTTTCCATCGCCCCACTCATAGTAGCCTATACCATGATCTTCTACTAGGAATTCACATTCTGTTTCTATTATATGTCTGATATCGTCTTCATCTACGAATTGTATCTCATCCATTTCCTTCTCCTGACTCAATATATAGGGCACTCGCAGCGAAACCTAGAGCAGCCCCTACCCTTGTTGAAACCATAGAACCTATCTTTTCTGTTAACACCTCGTCTATATGCCTGATTAGAATACCTTCGAGTTCCTTTTGGATTGTCTCGAATTGCTTTGTTATTTCAGCATCAGTAGCTAAGGTAGCCATAGCCTCAATGTCCTCATCAATCAAGTCAAGTAACCTGTTTACATCTACATCAGCCATCACTTGTATTGTTTTCTCT